CGGGGTCATCGTGACCGGGCCAGGCGACGTCCTCATGTCCGGGCCGATGGTGAAGTCGGAGTTCTCTTCGACCCCCACCGACCCGGACGGGACGGTCTCCTTCGAGGGCGTGTCTGACACTGTCTGTCTTGCAGATGCACTGGCCTTTCCACAGCCGTCCAACCCGGACGGCGCCAGTCAGACAGAGGCGCATGACGTCCGCTCCGGCAAGGTCGAGACCGTCATGCACGCGTACGTCAACGCCAACATCGGCCCGTCAGCTCCGGCCGCTCGTCGCAAGACGGGGCTCATCATGGGCACGGACGGAGCGCGCGGGCCGATCATCAACCAGTCTGCCCGCTTCCCGGTGTTGGGCAACCTGCTCACCGAGATCGCGCTGTTGGGCAAGCTCGGTTTCCGTGTCGTGCAGCGTGGGGCGAACCTGGTCTTCGAGACCTACGCCATCACCGACCGCACGGCGTTCGTCCGGCTCGACGTCCGCAACGGGACGCTCTCCGGACAGAAGGTCGGCATCTCCCCGCCCGGCGTCACACGCGCCATCGTGGCGGGCCAGGGCGACCTCACCGAGCGCCAGTTCCTCCAGGTCGACAACGCCGAGTCCATCGCCGCAGAGGCTGACTGGGGCCGGCGCATCGAGCAGTTCATCGACCAGCGCAACACCGACGACTGGACCGAGCTCCAGCAGGCCGGAGACGAGGCGCTGGAAGACGCGGGCTTCACCGCGATCAACGTCCAGGTCGTACCGATGGAGGACAGCCAGGCCCGCTTCGGCAAGGAGTGGGGACTGGGCGACAGCCTCGTCGTCATCGTCGATGACCAGGAGCTGAAGTCCGTCGTGACCGGCTACGTCATGAAGGCCAACCGCGACGGCTTCCAGCTCGGCGCCCTGCTCGGTGACGCCACCGGCTTCGACGCCAACGCCGCGCTGAACAAGCGCGTGACCAACACCGAGACCCGCCTGTCCAACTTGGAGGCCAACTCCACGGGCGGTGGCTCCTCTCCGTCCGATCAGATCATGCAAATCATGGGGGTGTGGTAAGCGATGGCGAACACGCCGAAGCGCCTGTCCAGAGGCAACACTTCGACGACGCTCACGACCGTCTACACGGTGCCGTCGAGCACGACGACGATCGTGACGAACATCGTGGTGGCCAACTCGGGCACCAGTGCGGCGACGGTCCTGATTCAGCTCAATGGGCTGGCGATCATCCCGAACACCTCGCTCCCCGGTAACGGCATCTTCACCCTCGACATCTCTCAGGTGATGGACGCGGGCGACACGGTCAAGGTCCAGGGCAACACGACGACCTGCCAGTACTTCATCAGCGGAGTGGAGGTGACAGCCTGATGGGCTTCTCGGTAATCCCGGTGCCTGCCATCTCCGGCTTCACGGGCCCGCAGGGTCCGGCTGGCACGATCCCGTCTGATCCGGTCTTCACCGGGTCGGCGGGTATCAACGACACCTCGGGCGACCCGAACCTCGACATCAAGAAGAATGGGTCGCTTCGCTGGAAGGTCCGCTCGGCGGGCAGCGAGACCGGCTCGAACAACGGCTCCGATCTGTGGGTGGAAGCCTTCGCCGACGACGGCACCACGAAGATCAACGACCCCATCTGGATCTCCCGCACGCTCGGCCAGGTCTCGATCGGCATCGCGAACAGCACGCAGAGCGGCGTCGCCCTGAGCGTCAACGGAGCCATCGGTACGCGAGACATCGCAGCCGACCCGGCCACCACGACCATGGGCGCGCAGCTCTACTCGAAGGCCGGCAAGCTGTGGGTGCAGACCGCGTCCGGGGCCGAGAAGTTCCAGGTCGTCAACTCCGTCGCGAAGGCGGGCAACTCACAGATCGACGGCCAGTACGTCTGGCTGAACACGGCGGCTGGCACCTACCGGGCCTTCGGCTACAAGACCGCAGGCGTGGACCGCTGGCTCTTTCAGGTCGACGACGCTGCCGAGTCCGGATCGAATGCCGGCTCGAACTTCCGCCTGTCCGCCCGCAACGACGACGGCTCCTTCAACAAGACCGTCGTCTACGCGAGCCGGGCCACCGGACAGGTCGCCCTCGGTACGACCGCGCTGCATGGCGAGGCGTCGGTTACGTCTGCCGGAGCGATCGGTCTGCGAGACCTGGCGGCCGACCCGGCGACCGCCACGGGCGGCGTCTTCCTCTACTCCAAGGCCGGCCTGCCCTACATCAAGCAGGCGGACGGCACGGTCTTCCAGGTCGGGGCCGGAGGCTCGGGCGGTGCGGTCAGCTCCGTCAACGGCATGACCGGCGCCGTGGCCCTGGACGCTGGCGATGTCGGCGCGGTCCCCGCAGTCGGCGGCCAGCCGACGTTCGACAACTTCATGCTGATCAACGCGACGGCCGACACCAACTACGGCATCGTCGGCATGCGCAAGCTGAACAAGAAGCGCTGGGCCTTCATGGTGTCCGGCTCTTCGGAGACCGGCTCCGACGCGGGCTCGAACTTCCTCCTCCAGTCCTACACGGACGCGGAGGTCGACAAGACCGCGCACATCTACGGGGACCGCGCCTCTGGCTCGACGACGGTCGGCTCGACGAACGTCATGAACGGCGCTCGCCTGGCTGTCGAGGGCGGCGCCATCGGCGTCGTAGACCAGGCAGCGGACCCGACCACCTCCTCGCTCGGCGCTCACTTCTACTCGAAGTCTGGGCGGCCGTACATGAAGCGGAGCTCGGCCGCGACTGGCGGTGTGGCCAGCTCGGTCTTCCAGGTGCAGCCTCGGCCGGACACCTTCCAGCCGGAAGACCTGGGCCTGGTGGCCTGGACCTCCGACCCTGCGGACTGCATCTCGACCGGCGCCTTCACCGGCACCACGAATGCCCGAGTCGCTGCGGTGTACCTGCGCGAGCCGAAGACCGTCACGAAGATCGCGTGGCACTTCACCGGCTACGCGGGCGGCCTGCTGGTCAACTCCTGGGCTGCGGTCTACAACTCGTCCGGCACTCGGGTGGCGTACAACGACGCGATCCACACCGGCACGAACGAGCCCGCCGAGCAGCACGGTGTGGGTGGTGGAACTTCCTACGTGCCGGTGACCAGCACCACGCTGGCGGCTGGCCTCTACTACATCGTCTGGCGGTTCGTCTACACGACCTCCCCTGCGGACGGTCCGATGTGCCTCCAGTACGAGAACAGTGCAGGAGCTCCCCCGAACGTCTTCGGCCTGAACAACACCAAGAGGTTCGGCGTGCTCGACGCGACCAGTCAGAACACCTCGTACACGTCCCTGACCCTCGCCAACATCCAGAACGGCGCCAACCGCTTCTGGGCCGCCCTCGCGTAAGGAGGTGTGCAAGTGTCAGCATCGCTCTACCCGCCCCCTGTGGCGACCCCCACGGTGACGACGACCGGCCTCACCGCCTCGACCAACTTCACCGTGGCTGGCTTCTACGGAAGCAAGATCAACGGGGTGTGCATGGTGCACTGCTACGTCACCTACACACCGTCCCCGAGCACGGACACCCTGCCCCCGTCTCCGAACAACGCGAACATCGCCGACACCCAATGTGCCGTCCTGCCTGCCGGGTACTGGCCGCCCACGACGGTCAACTTCACCTGGGGCGACGGGACCATTGACGGCGAGGGCTACATCAACTCCACCGGAGGCGTCTGGCTCCGGACGATCAGCACGGATCAGGTCATGCCGACCGGCCGGAACATCCGCATCACCTCGACCTTCACCCTGTAACCGAGGAGGACCCTCCAAGTGGCGATCACTTCGTACCCCTTCGACGCTCAGTCGATTACCGAGACCGACTACTCGCGCCTGTTCCGCGAGTTCCAGGAGACTGGAGTTGCTGACGGAGTCGGAGGCTCCGCGTTCTACACCTACGCGGACGGCACTGGCATGACCGTCAAGGTCAGCCCTGGCTTCGCCATCGTGCGCGGTCACGCCATCTACTCGACGGCGACCGAGACGCTGACCGTCGCGGCGTCCAACACCTCGGCCCGCGTGGACCGCGTGGTCCTGAAACTGGACCCGGCAGCCAACTCCATCACAGTGGCCGTCAAGACGGGAACGGCCGGCTCCTCGACTCCACCCACCCTGACTCAGACGGACACGGGTGTCTGGGAGTTCGGCCTGGCTACGGTCGCGGTCGGCGCCAACGTCACCTCGATCTCCGCCGCCTCCGTGACGGGCGAGCGCAAGTTCCTCGGCAACTCGGTGGGCGGCTGGACCACCGCCACCCGCCCCGACTCCCCCCGCATCGGGCGCCTGGGCTTCAACCAGTCGACCAGCACCTGGGAGTTCTGGAACGGTACGGCGTGGGCCTCGCTGGTCGCGGCGGTCGACTGGAACAGCCTGAGCAACAAGCCGTCCACGTTCGCTCCGTCCACGCACACGCACGGCTGGGCCGACATCACGGACAAGCCCACGACGTTCCCTCCGGCTGCGCACAACACCGACTGGTCGACGATCGTCAACGAGCCGTCCACGTTCCCGCCGTCGACCCACTCGCACACCTGGTCGTCGATCACCTCGAAGCCGACCACGTTCACTCCGAGCTCGCACTCCCACTCCAGCTACCTGGAGTCCGGCGACACGATCTCCTGGGCGAACGGCTCGAAGAAGCCGTACTCCAACACGGCGACGGACGGCACCTGGTACGCAGTGTGGGTCGAAGGCTCCGGCACCTTCTGCCGCAACACCTCCGCCCGGAAGTTCAAGGAGAACATCCAGGACTTCGAGATCGACCCGGACACCGTCCTGAAGATGCGGCCGGTCATCTACGACCGCAAGGACCAGGTCGACGAGGAGACCGGCAAGCTCCGTCCGGGCCGCAAGGGCGAGGTCGGCCTGATCGCTGACGAGGCCCACGACCTCGGGCTGAACTGGATCGTCCAGTACATGGACGGCGAGGTCGACGCCCTGCGTTACGACCTGCTGGGCGTTGCCCTGCTCCCCGTCGTTCAGCGCCAGGCCAAGCAGATCAGCGACCTGGAAGAGCGCCTGGCCGCGCTGGAGGAGAAGCTGTCGTGATCGCCCTCGCCATGGAGCCGGGTGTGCAAGTGGCGCTGGTGACGGCAGGCGGCACTGTAGCCGTCGCCGCCATCGGCGTCTTCGCCGAACTCCTTCGCCGCCAGACCGCCACCCTCTCCGAGGTGCGCGACCAGGTCTCCAACACCCACGACACCAACCTGCGCGACGACCTCGACGCCGTGATGTTCCGCATCGACCGCGTCATCGACAACCAGGAGCGCCACGGCGAAGCCCTGGATCGCCACGGCCGAGAGCTGTCCAGCTTGCGCGAAGAAGTCGCGCACGAGCGCCGCGAGCGCCTGTCCGTCGAAGAGCGCCTGGACGACCACATCGTCTCGGCCGCTGCCTGACCACCCCATCCCTGAAGGCCCTGTCTCCGAGCGAGGCAGGGCCTTCGTCGTACCCAAGGAGGTTCGCTCTCTTGACTGCGCACATCTACCCCGGTGGCAACTCCACTGTTCAGTGGTTCGGCAAGGCGTACTCCGGTGACGCCATGCCCCACCCCAACGTCATCGTCCTGCACACCACCGAGGGCGGCTCGTTCCCCTCGTACGGTGGTGGCGGCTCGGCGCCGACCTTCACCGTCAAGGGCAAGGAGGTGCACCAGCACTTCTACGCCAACCACTCCGCTCGGGCCCTGGTCAACAGGGCTGGGGGCGTCGAGACCAACACCCTCAACGTCATCCAGATCGAGCTCGTCGGCACCTGCGCCAAGGGTGGGCCCGGCCTGTACTGGCCCGGCGCTGACGACGACGACCTCGCGGGCCTGGTCGACCTGATCGACTGGCTGACCGACACCTACGACGTCCCGCTCGTCTCCACCTCGAAGCCGTGGCTGAGCTACCCGACGAGCTACGGCTCGAAGAGCGGGCAGCGCATGAGCTTCGCCGAATGGGACGCGTTCAAGGGGATCTGCGGTCACCAGCACGTTCCCGAGAACGACCACGGCGACCCCGGCAACTTCCCGATCGCGCGGCTGATCGAGCTGGTCAAGGCGAAGAAGGGCAAGCCCGCTCCCACCAAGCCCGCGCCGGCCCCCGCCAAGCCTGCGCCCAAGCCGGTCTCGAAGATCGTGTCCCTGAACCCGGCCGTCAAGCCCGGCGCCCGGCACGCGCAGGTCAGGGACCTCCAGCACTTCCTGGTGAAGGCGGGCT